TCAGCCCAAAGCTGGTAGCTGAGAAAATAGGAGAGTTGTTGGAAAGTAATTCTTAATAGGGTGGTAGAGTTATGATAATCTTTCAGATGCAACAGCCGACTACGATGCAGGGCATCGTCTCTATCGTCAATACCTTGGTGACGTGGCTGACTCCGGCTTTGCTGGCTTGGGTTGTCCGTGTCCAAATCAATAACGGCAAACGTGCTAGAGAGGAAGCAACGGCACAAAGAAAGGCAGAGGCAGATGCGGCAAAAGCCGCTGTAGAGGTTGCGCGGAACGTAAGCGAAGCTCAGAAGGCAACAGTTGAGGTCGCCAAGAAAGTCGGTGAGGCTCAAGAGGCCACGGTGGAGGTCGCTCGGAAAGTTGGTGAAGTCGTAGAAGTTGCCGCTGCGACCGCGAAGGTTGCTGCCGACACCGCCGAGAAATCATTCGTCGTAATCGGCCAAGTACATACCTTAGTGAACAGCAAGATGGGACTGCAATTAAAAAAGACCGCCAGGAAATCCAGGGATTTGGCGAATGCAATCCCGACACCAGAGAACATCAAGGATGCCGAGGAAGCCGAACAGGAACTAGCCGACCATGTTTCAAAGCAAAAAGAATCAGACGAAAATGTGAGGCAGCAGCAGCAGCAGCAGCAGCAGCAGCAGCAATAGGAGCCTGTACGCTTGGAACTTCAAATCATCGCTCTCTCCGTAATCGTGGTGGGACTGCTGCTCTATTTGGTCGTCTACACGTCAAGGGTGACGGACCAGGAGAAGAGACGTACTATTCGGATCGTGATTATCGTTGTGGTGCTGTGGCTCGCCAGCCAGATTTTCATGTATTTTTCTCAGCATGGATTGAAGCCATGAAGCGCCGCCATGTATACCCCTACGAAATCATATTGGTGAGCGCAGCAGCCCTCGTTTCAGTTTTTATGTTTGCCCGGTGGTTAAGAAACTTCTAAGGAGGAAAGAAATGGTTATTTACCTCAGTTTGTTAGTCGCGTTGGTGGGAGTTTTAATGTACGCGCTGTGCGTCAACCCGAAGTTGCAGGAGATTGGGCGGCTATCGTTCTTCGCTGGCTTGCTCGCTTTCCTGCTCATGGTGGCGAGCGGGCATCCTATTACGTTCCTGCATTAATCTGAGGTAATCCCTAGCGCGGCGTCTACGTCACGCCACACAGCGGCCAACCCGCCTTCGGTGAAGAGATACTTGCAGTTGTCATCCGGGGCGTTCTCTGGAAAGTTCCCTGTAAGTTGAATGTGCGGGAAGTCCGTCTTTGGCTCCGGCCAGCGGCTTCCTGATACCAGTCCTAAGCTCTCCGCAACCTCGATCGTCTTGGCATAGGCTGGATGTGTCCTGTCCCAGATCGGCTCGCCATTCTCCATTGGGACGAAGTCTAGGGCTAGGCCGTAATTGTGGTAGGACTCCCCAGGACGTGCGTGCGTGACTACCTTGGCCTTGTCTATCACATTTCCCTCTGTGTCGCGCCCTAGCGCCCAGAGAGCGGCCTGTTGCGGCCATGTACGAAGCCCCTGGTCAACCCGAATGGTAAAGCCTAGCGATTCGAGCATCTGGTCGGCCTGCGTCCAGCGGCGAGCTAGTTCGGGGTAAAGCTCTTGCAGACGAGTACTAGTAATAGCGTCCATAAAGGATTAAAACCGGGGTAGCCCGGCCCTGGCTTGGGAGCGAGGGAGAGATTCGAGGAAGCTACCCCGGCTATCGCTTTCTCCTTCCCGGCGACTAGAGCAGCGCTTCAGCCGCCTAAACTGGAGTCGGTTGCACATTTAAGTGCTGCTTCGCCTGCCGCATACACGGCTGACTCAGGAAAAGCCCGACAAAGAATGGGTGAAGGTTGAGCGGCAACCCCTGCCAGTTTGCGAGTTCTACCGAGGGCCATTATCAGATTCAAGTTCAATATCCTCGGCTTGTCGGCGTCTGAAAGTTTCCCGCTCGCTGACTTCGGAGCATCGCTGCCCCGCGTTCCTATGGCGCGTTTTATGCTCGGGGCGTCTTACCATGCTCGACTAACCCTAGCCAACTTTCGCTGGCCAGGGTGTTGGATTTGAACCAACGGTCTCCCCGCAAGGCTAACTGCCACAACCTCAACGTCCGCTTTTCTCACCCAAGAGCTACTGCTTGAAAACCTGCAAGGCAGCGGTCAGAGCGTCTAGGTTCATCGTGTTGGGCGCTAGGCCGTCTGCGTTATTGAGCCAATCGTCTGTGATGACAACGTAGGCTTCGTCACAGTACTTGCTGAACCAGTCCCAAGTCATCTCTTGGCGCTTTCCCCAGGTAACAACGCTATCGCCCACGGAACCGTAGCCGAACATCGGTACGTCGTGCCCTCCACCGATACCGCCGTCGTCTGGCAGCACATCCCAAGCCGTCCCTGCGCTGAATTGGTCCATCGCGGAGTTGGGGAACTGTACTCCGATGTCCACACAGCCGAAGACGTACATGGCTTGCTTCACGCGGTCGATGTTATTGTGGTCAATCTGTGCCCATGCGAGGATCTTGCGGCCAGCGATTCCAGTAACCTGTTCGTACTGCAACACGTCCGTCATGGCGCAACCAGTGTCGTTATTCCCGGTCGCAGGGTCGTAGCCCGTCAGGTCAATGTAAGCTTTCATAATATCCGCAGGGTCGGGAACGAACATTTCTCCAGTGTGCGCGGTCATCAGCATCATGCGGTGAGCTTTCGCGGCGCAGGTGCAATCGCCTGCCGTATCGTTAAAATACATACCCCAAGAGTCTTCTGGGACTTTATATTCTCTGAAGAGTTTGCTCGGTTCTGAGAAGGTCGGTTCTGGTAAGAGGTAGCGAGCAAACGAAAGTGTCCTTTCGTTGTACTTCGGGGGATGTTTCCCCAACTTGTATGGCATTTTGTTTCTCTCTTTCGTGTGGGCAATAGCCGAATCTACCTTTGGAAAAGTTGCAGTTCATGCAGGCACTCTCTAAATCACTTGGGTATCCTGTGCGTTTCACCCATAGGTAAAAGTCCTTTGACCCGATGCCACCCGCCTTCAGTTGCCTGCGATGTTCTGCACCATTGTTATTAATGTGGTGCAAAGTAAGAAACTCCAATCGGTGCTCACCGCAACATCGGCAATTACCGTAATGAGCGAAAATCTGTGCCTTCAATTTCCTGCGCGACCTCAATTCTGCCTGTCTACATTTGTCTCGGTTATTCATACGATATTTGTTAGACGCTCGGTTGTGAGAAGTTGGGTCTTTAGTTCTTGGATTTGGATGCCTTGTTCTCCATCTCTTTCTGTGGCGGTCTCTGCATATCTCGCATAGAACGATATTTCCAAATCTCGGTCTACAACCACATCCACCGCACATCCCAAAGGAGAGCCTCTTGTAATAAAGTCTGCGAGCCGATTCTCTACTGGACATGTTCTTCTTACAGGTGCTCCCAGAACGTGACGTGCAAGTAAGCCGATTGCGGCACAATCACGCCTACGGTTGGGCCAGCGTCAAGAACGTGATTGAAGTCATGCTTGAACGCCCGGCGAGTACGTTCCTTGGGAACAACCGCGAATGGCGTGTTCCCCACTCTCGCAGGTTCGGTGATAACCACTGTTCTGCGAAGACTGGAAGCGGCCGGCAGGCGATTCAGGAACGCGGCAATCGTGGAAAAGATGATTTGCGCAAGGCCAATCACGATGCCCATAAGTCCGCCGCTGACACTCAGCGATGATAGGAACGTCTTGAAATTATCCACCACATCTTTGAAGGCTGTTTCGATCTTGGCGAGAGCGCCGACAGGAGCGGGCACTGTGGATTGGTATTCCTTTATGGCGGCAGTTAGAGCTGTAAAGCCCGCTTCAATCAAGCCAACAAGAGTTTGCAACGCAGGGCTTATGAGCACTCCGTTCCCTGTGAGAACAGCAAGGATGGCGTTCAGTGAGGCTTCGCCTACAGGCACCCAGTTCAAAATGTCACTGAACACGTTGCAGCCTGTGAGCGCCAAAGAGAGACCTGAGAGAGCCGTGGCATACGCGAAGCGGATACCGAGTGTCGCAAGGGAGGCCCGTTGAATGAACTGCCTTTTGGTCATCTGCATCGTTTTTTCTCCTTTACCTGGGCGAAGCGATAGTACACTTAGAAAGCTAGGCAATCAATCTCATTTGCTGCGCGGCCTTGCGGCCCTTCAGGATAAACCGGAACACACTCTCGCCCTCGGCCTTGGTTTCAATATCCCACCCGGCTTTGCGCAACTCGAACAAGCGCCCGCCATAGCGGAAAGCTACTTCATTGAGCACTAGGTTCGTTACCCCTATTGGCCCCGCCGCAATGAGCAAAGCTAGAATCCTATCTCGCTGGTTTTTGCGCTTCTCGCTCATTTCAGCAACCCACCCGCTCCTTTTTGCTCACTTTCGCGCAATCTATGACTATGCCATTCATGCTCTCCTTTGTGACCGCGTTGCTTTTCGCAGCGATGGCCGCCATCAAATCCACCAAAGTAGAAGTTACATTGCGTTATTTTTTTTGGCCCACCAGCAGGAGCACAACGGCAAATTTCAGTAGGCTCATATTCAATAAAGCCTCGCGGAAGTATTTTGCGGCACTTTTTACAGACCATATCTCTCCTATTTGCTCACGGTCGCTGCTCTCTTTGGCGCAAAGGCTCCCTATTAGCGTTCCCCCGCGCTCAGCAAACCTTTAATATGCGGACTCTCAAATGGCTCTAGCATATGCGTCACCAAGTTGAACCTGTCAAAACAAAGTCCAAGAAGGTGTGAGCAATTTATCGGTACAGGGCCATCGAACACACCGCTATGTTCTGGAATGAAATCCACATTGCACTGCGGACACCAGAGATGCCCATTGTATTCTGACCACTCGGGGTCAGTATGGCCGCAGGCGTGGAAAGCAATTCCATATTCCCGTGGCCGTTGAGTGTATACCCAAGTTCGCTTTTCTAATTCAGCCATTCGTCCTCGTTTTCAATGCACCAGAGACTCATGCTTCCGCTCGCAGGCGCTTCACAATCACATCCGCGCTCTCGCCCGTCCTGTGACTTTCTTCGATGGCTTCTAAAATCATTTGACGATGAGTAAGCGAGGACTTTTCTATTGATGGTTCTTTACTTTCGGGTGCAATAGCTATTGCGTCACCAGCAACGCTGGTTTGCGTCACTGGAAGGCTATTTTGCGTCACGCCGTGGGCTTCGTCACGCAAAGATTGCGTCATGCCAACGATTCGGTAGCCATTCACCCCTTTTGGGCCACCATCAGGGATAATTTCTAACTCACCTGACTCCTTGAGCTTCTGGATGCAGTACTGGACCCCGCGCTCACTGAGGCGTGTTTCTTTGGCGAGCGTAGCGATAGAAGGCCATGCCCCTGTACCGTCCGCATGGGCGTGGTTTGCAATCATTAGGAGCGTGAGGAGGTAACTGCCCTTGTGTTGGGAATTATTCGTGACGAACGATGCTGCCTGCCAACTCAAAAGTCCCTCCATGCAAGGGATGAAGGCGAGGTGTGCATGGCACCCCGCCCTCAAGGTCGGACCGAAGCAACCCCATCCGTTGCCGCGTCCGCGCGTATCGCAAATCATAAAAGTTCACTTCTCCTGAGTCAAGTCTTTTGTGAGCGCAAGATATTCCAATGCTGCTCTCTGGCGCGACACCGCCGGATACAGCACCACTTCATCGAGCGGCAGGAGTTTGTACTTCGGCGTGTCGGTGAAATTACTTTCTCCGCTTGGCGGCACCTTCAGCACTTTTGCGAGCATCAAGACTGGCTTCGTTTCGTCCATCGCGGCTCCTTTTCTGGGTGCTTCGCTCGGTGACATCCTATGCACAGGGCTTGCAGATTGCTCATTCTGTCGTCTCTCGCCTTGCTTCGCTTGATAATGTGGTCTGGGTGCGCGGCCCAATTCATGCAGCGGCCAAACAAAAGCATCGCTTCACACTTCCCGCCAGAGCGCATTCTAAGTTCATCTTTTCTTGCTTCCCAATCTTCCTTGTAGAGGACTTCGCGGCCATCCTTGGCGACGTAGCTGCGCGGGTCTTGAAAGTGTGCCGCCTCAGTAGCCTGCACGTCGCGCTTCACTTGATGACCTTTGCCAGAGACAATAATGTGCTTAGGAGAAAATCTCTCGGAGTAATACGCGCAACAGGTTCCGCTGGATTAAAAAGAGGAGTACCTGCTTTTTCAAAGGCCCATGCCACAGCCTCGGAGCAAATCCAACGATGGTCAGTATGCCAATCCTCGTTAAGAGCAATGCCGTACTTGCAGCCGATGATGTCCCGTACATCATACTTCTGACCTATAATGGTTTCCATTGCTTTCCACGCTCGCTCGCAAGCGTCCGATGGCAAAATAACTTTGTACCATCTGTCGCGCTGGATGGGATAATCGCTATAGCCTCGGTACTGAACGCCTCGTGGATAGCGCGAACTCAATACTCCATAACTCGGCACATCATCATCGGTCGTAGCGACAAGTTCGACATGCGTGGGCCAATCGGAGCTAGTCCTGAACTCTATCAGGCGCGAGACAAACCCTTTGCCCTGTACGAGCCTGATGAAATGTTTCACGGCTTCTCCTGCTTCACGTACACGCAGCCAGTCGCGCTACAGACCCATATGGCAAATATGATTGGATACCCTGGTGCTCCTTCAAAGGATTGGCGTTGACGCCGCGTGTAAGGGTCATGGCTCGACTACCAGATTGCCGTTCTCAAATTTTGGCCCGAAGTTATCTGTGCAGGCACACATATCCTGCCAATCATTCGGTACAATTTGCATTTGCCATTGCTCGGCATGGTGCGGTGCCCGTCTGTCTAAAATTGCGATATGTCCGTCCTCGGCTATGCCGATAATTTTCGCAGTGAACCAAGCGCCAGTGTACTTTCCGTCTTTGAACCACGACATATACATCTCTGGCAATGTGTAGCCTATGATCGATTCGTCAAAGTGAATTATATGTGACTGACCCTTGGTATCCCAATCATCATGCGGCCATAATTCGTTACTGCCTTCCAGGACTTCACCGTGAAGGAACCACCCGCGTTTCGCTTGCTCGAACGCTGGCTGGTAAAACGAATACGCCCCGAAGTATCCAGGGCCATCGCCATGCCAGTCATATCGGCCAAGAATTATTTCTGCCATGCCGAAATCGTTGGACATTCGCCCTAACTTGACCAATTCCTGCTTGTGCGCTTCGATTATTTTCAACTCGCGGTCAATGAACCTGTCTGCCTTTGTCCAATTCTTGCCTACTAGACCGTCTGAATTGCTCGGCTGGTAGGATCTGGTATGTGAACATCCAGCTACAGCTAAAACAACAAACAAAACTGATAGTTTCCTCATTTACTCTCCTTCGCGGCGCTGGTTGCGCCTGACTATATAAATTTGCGCACAAGCAGAATAACCGCAATAAATAAGAGCGCTATCGCCATTAGCAATGCATCCTTACCGATGTCATATTTGACAGCGAGAGCCACCAGTCCGCCAATCACGCCGAAGCAGATGATTATTCCGCCAAAGCAAAAGAAAACTTGCAGCCAGAAATTCATTTCTCACCGCCTGAAACTCCGCGTTCAAGGGCGGCTTCGCGCTCTAGCCTCCGCGCTCTCAACATCTCGCTACGAAGCCTAATGTGCTTTTTACTAAGTTCTCTCATACACTTTCGGCATTGCCGCCGCTCTTGTCCCTCACGGACTCTTATTTGCAAATTGCGACCACTTAACGGGTGTCCATTTATGCACTTTTTCTTGCGGCGATTTACAGCGAACGGAGATTCCCCGCGCAGGATGTTAACCCTTCGAGTTACCGCTTCAAAATGCGATGGTCGTGGGCAAGCACGGTTCCGGCACAGGTGGTCAATTTGCTTATCTGGAGGAATCGGCCCTTTCACTAACTCATAGGCAACTCTGTGAGCAGCCAGTCTTTCCCCAGCGCAAGAGAAATAGGCATAACCTTGCGACTTATCTATTGTTCCAGTCCACGTCCAGCAGCAGCCGAGTTCTGGCTTGTGAGCAGGGATCGGCCCATCCTTGACGACATACTTCCAAAAGTCTTCTAGGCTATTGCGCTTGCCTTGTGCCATGCCTCACCAAAAGTTCTCGCAAGTCAGTTGCCAATTCCTCACTGACTTCATTGAGCACATCATCTTGACCTTGCTCCCGCGCCTTCGCAATCACCCGTTGCTCGTGCTGCTCTAGCCAGTTCGGCGCTAATTGAAGGGAGCGAATCCCGATACTTATTCCTGATAGCCAGCCTTCTAGCTTTTCATCGTGATGCGTCTTGTTGTGGTCGGCCAAAGCGGCATCCACTCGTTGCGCCGCCCGCAGAATCGCCTGTGCCCACGCGGATTGCTCGGCCTCGGTCTGCAATAAAAGGAACTGACTCCCGGTGTAGTCGGCTAAACATTTGGGATGGAATGCTATTTCTTTGCCACGCTCAATTGGTCCATCACAACGATAACAGTCCTGTTGCTGCGCGGAGAGGGCGTAGGATTCGAGCGCCTTAACAACTTGCTGCTCAACTTCATCGGCCTTGTATAACTCGATTGTATGGTTGTCGCTTGGGCAGCCTTCTACCGTAACGGCATCAGTGACGATACCAATTAGCTGATGCGCCAGTTCCACCGCAGGGGGTAGCGGGTTCGAAGTTTGCGTAGCTACCCCCTTAGCGGTTGGGGCCTCCACTTCGGAGCCAGCCCGAGCGTCGCTAGCTTCAGCTTCTGAATTACCCGCTCTCGGGGAGCGTTGGTTTGACGCCTCCGAAGACCTGTGAGCTTCACAATTTGCGCGTCCGTGCTGCAAACATACCTTACATGGCGCATCGTTCGCTGGCGGGGCGGGCGCAGGCTTTCCCGCTGCATCTTTAGGGTCAAATGGGCCTTTTGGCTCGGTAATGTAATCGCTCATCTGCTTGTCCTTTCACTCGCCTGCTTAGGGCCGAGAAGTTGCTCCAGTGCGTTGGCCCACGCTTTGCTATTGCCCCAATCATCGCGTTCTCGCATAAGCTCAGTCAGCCCCCGCAGCCTGTCTAGCATGGCTTGGCCTTCGTCGGCGCACTCATCTTGTCTTGCAGCTACGCCTCTCAGGTGTATAGCTTTAACTCCTTTCCAATCATCATCTGGGAGCTTATCTATTTCCGCTCTATTCCACCGAGCTTTAGAGCGCCAGCGGGCGATCATCCCAGCGAAGGTATGGTCAGCCTTCATATTCGTCTCCCTTTCCGTGGCTGGCCTGCTTCGCGCCTGGTGAGTGGACGCAACTGGCCTTCCCATATCGTAACGTCCATGAATCCATCTGGATTCTGCTGACACATAAACCGCATGCCATACCAAACCCTTGCTTTTGCACCGACTCCCATGTGAATGACTTCTCCTAAAGCTCCGATTGGTACAAAGATATTTTTCCGCGTGACGCGACCTATTTGGCGTTCCCTGAGCAATGGAAACTTCTGCCGTTTCATCGCGTAGCCTCGTAGCGCACAACGCGCCAAATTACTCTGTCGGTCCCATCATCCTCGGATTGGACTTTTCTCTCAGCCTCTTTGAGCGTGAGAAATGCATCATATGTAGTCCAGCCATTGCCATTGTCACATTCCACCACCCACACGCTGCGAGCCTTCCTGTGCTTGATCAGCTTTTTCACGGCTTCCGGCTCCTCTGTCCCGGCTGGTGGGTCACGGCTTGCTCCATTCGTTTACTTTCTCAAAAGCTGCCCGCTCCAACTTTTGCATTTCCTTTATCTCGGGCAGTTCATCGCCGTAACCGTAGTCCTCCGCCTTGTCTGCGATAGCTTCCAAGCTCTCACGCAGGTTCAAAAGCAATCTAAGTAAATCGCTCATTGCGCTCTCTCCGACTGAATCCGCTGCGCTTTCACCCACCTCAATGCGGACTCAGCTTTCGGCTATCGCCCCATCTTTCCAGGGTTCTGTCCCATTCTTCCGATTCTTGATAATGTCATTTACTAGTGAACGAGCTTTGGCTTGCGCATTCCGCTTAGTCACTCCTCCACCATGAAAGAACCGTTCTGCCCAATAATCTTTTGCGGCCGCTGGGCGGCACATTGGACAAGGGATTTCCTCTGTAGGTTTATAGAGATTATGTTGTTCATCGCAGTTATCGGCATCAAAAAGCACGCCTTCAACGCAAATAGAATCAGGATAACTCCCAGCCCCAAACTCATAACCTTGATACCCACAGCCGCCCATATCCAGCCTCCTTGCTGCGCTAGCCTCGATGCTGGCCGCCGCTCGGTGTGTGAAAAGTCACCCGCCCGGCTGAATCATGGCTGCGCTCACCGCTCACCACATCTCTGCCTGCGTATTCCATTTGCGCTCAACGGTTACAATCGTGTCGTAATGGGCTGCTCCGTGGCATACCAGCATGATTCGCTCGAGGGAGAAGCCTCTATTTACGCCAAGACCTGCCGAAGTCCAGCCGAAACAAATTGCTTTGCCTCCTGGCTTGATAAGTCGCGCCAGTTCGTCTTTGCACCTTGAGTGATACTCTTCGCGGCCCGCCGTTCCTTCGCATTTCGCCTTGTAGGAGCACAAAGCCTGCTCCACTGAGTACGGGGGGTCGAAAATGCCGCCATCAAAGTGCCGTTTGTCCAGATTCATCAGCCGCAAGAACTCGAGGCCATCCATGTGAAAATCTGATTCGCGCTCGAGGTCTGCATCGTTCTGGAGATTTGCCGGACTATACTTGCCAGCGAAAGGGTCAATCCAATCTGGGCCCAGCATCTCTTGCTTGAGTAGCGATTTCACAGATTCCATTGAGAATGTAAACTTACAGGGCATCTCCCAAAATCGCTCAAAGCGCAATCCTGGCGTAGGCAGCAAAGGCAATTTCTCCTCGTCAATTCCTTCGTCAATCGTGGATGGCTTCACTTGGCCTTGCCCTCCTCCTGAATCTTGCGCGGCTCCAAAGCCTCCGGGTGCTCCTGTTGGGGGCGCTCAAACTTTAGCCCAACGCTCTAGGCGATTTGCTTCTGCGATGATTTTCTTTTCTGTCTCGCGTAACTGCGGGTCGCCATGTGCGTCAAATATGAACTGCGATTCTTCACAGCCATTCCCACTGAATCGTCGCACCACATAGCTGTGCTCGCCTAAGATGATTACGCGATACGAATACGGTGGCATATCATTTCTCCAGACAGTCCGGGTGCTCCAAGGCGTAGCGAATGGCGGATTCACGCTTATTCAGCCTCGGCATTGGCGATCTCCAACAAAATATCCGCATGGCAGGGATTCTCCAAGTAGCACCAACACGCTAGGTTTTTGCCGCGAAGTTCATTTTGAATAGCATTTCGCGCTCCTTCTGGAAACTGCTTCGTCCACTCCCCAAACTCTTTGGTGGCGATATGGAAGGGACCGTCTGGCATGTCCTCTAGTTCTGCTGGATTCCAATAGCCGTCCACTGCCATTCGGTAACAACGTAGAGCAAAATCCAGTCCAGTAAATCTCTGTGCGTGCCAGAATGGATTACCCCACTTGCTCGGCCTGCCCACATAGACCGTGTTCGGCGGCATTGTCCAGCCACGTTCACGTTTCCTCTGAATCCGTCGCGGCGGCGCTGCTCCCATCTAGTGCTCCTCGCTGCGCTTTTTGTCTTGCAAGCGCGCTTCAACTTGTCCCATGATCCTGATTAAGTGGTCTACCGCCAAGTTCTTGCCCCATCGAGCGACCCAGGAATCCCATAACTCGTTGAAGCCCTCCACCTGAGACTTTTCTGCGAGCAGCGTGATGCGTCCCAGTTTGATCCCAGCCGCTTTTCGCCGTTCCGTAGCTGCCTTGAAAGTGGCCTTCTCGCTCTCGCTCAACTCAGCCATCCAGTTACTTTCCGCACTGAAACGCGTGCGACCCCTTGTGGCCTAGCGATAAATAGCAGAGTCGTCCACCGCCGCCTTTGCCTTCATTGCAGCGAGTCTCCAACCTTGGCAATCCATTCTCTTCGTCGAAGTCGAGACCAAAATCTATTCCAATGCTCGCAAGTTCCATTTCGTCCTCAACACATCCATGTTCTTTTTTCTCGAGCGCTTCAGAGGCTTGCCAGAATACGTTGGACACAATGCGGAGATCCTTTGCGCTCCACTTGCCATTGCCGGTGCAATCCTGTCCGCCAACAGAAATGTTTATCGCTGGCTTCTTCGTTTTGCTCATGGCTAGTACAGTGTCCTTTGTCCTGCCTCTTGCTGACTGCGCTGCACGCAGGGCGTCTTGCCGTCAACATCAAAGTGCTTCGATCCGACGCGCTTGAGTCCGACAATGTTCGTGAACGTCTTATCGCCTTTTACGGTTTTTGTCACGAAGAGTTCTGCTTCTTGCCCTTTGCCGGCGATCAGAAAGCCAAAAAGCGCCGTATCAAACGCGCTCATCCAGTGCTTGACCTTCTCGATCTTGAGCAAGACGCTGACCCGAGGAGACTTCCCGGATTCGGTGGCTGCCTGCTCAATGATCCCTGTTACCACGGTCGGAGCGGCTTGAGGCCCAGCAGCACTCCCGCCGCTCCGTCCCTTTTCCGTGGTATCTCCCTGCTTCCTCTCTGGAGCAGGGGAAACTGAAACTGGCTTGGGCAGGATCTCCAGCACCTTGTAGCCTAGACGCACGCAAAGCGCTTTAGCGTTCTCCACGTCGCGCGGCTCGATATGCCACCAATCATCTTTCCAAGTCATCGTCTTGCAGCGCTCTTGGAGTTGAGGAAGGATTTCCGCGATGTCGCCGCGGATGATAGGGTGCGCTTCGTCTGTCTCATCAATTTCCACGATCCCCTTGCTCACTGGCTCTGGCTTGACGTCTATCGGCTCGTTTGGAATCTGTGCCTTCGGTGGTTGCGTGGCTGGCTGGCGCATCTCGCTTTGGCTAGATGGTGCGGCGCCTGTCTTCTGGCGCTCGACCTCGGCCTCAATCTGGCCTTTCGCCTGCGCTGCGTAGGTGACAGCGCGGCCAGACGGAGCGAAGCCATCGGCATCGGTGATCTGGCGGCCTCCAAGCGTGTAGTCCTCGTCTCTCCGTGCCATCTCTTCAGGGATGTAGATGTTATTCAGGTCTGGATATGACTTCCTGAGTGCCTGGGCCTCGCAGCACTTCGCCAGTTGATTCGCAGGCGAGTGATTCCAAAAGTCATGCTTGAAAGGCTCCGTCTGTAGCGTCCTCGGAGCAAACTCATCCCAGAAGATTGTTGCCTTTGTCGGCCTCTGGGCGCCTTTCTTCCATACTGCGACACTCACCGAGTCTGGTATCTTCTTTCCCGCTGGCGTCTTACGGTCTCCGAATGTCCATACGGGATCATCCGTGCTGCCGTAGTCTTTGTGCTTCCGCGCTGCGAGCCCGCGAAGCCCCCCAATGCCCATCTGAATCGTCATCTTCATTCCGCCCTGATAGATAGGGCGGTTGTTTTCGTCTTGGCCTACCACGTCGCGCTTACTGTCCCATCGCATGATGCAGTAGACCTCTCCAACTACCGGGTCTACTTGATGATTGCGGCACACCCAGAGGAACATCGCAAACTCGTCGTCGCTCGTTCCTTTGGCGACTGTGCGCTTGAGCAAAGCTATCTCGTCCTGCCCCAGTTTGCGAATCCGTCCCCCGCTTACCACTGTGGCGGGAGGAGTCTGCTCGGCTTTGACAATCGCCGTGCTAACTGGCTTTGTCTTCGCTTTTGGCTTGCGCTTTGTCTTTTGTTTCTTCACTGGCTTTCCCTTCCGGTTCGAGCCGCTTGCACTCGAAGCATGGCCGAATAAACTTCAGGTAATGGCTTCCGTGTGATTCAGCCCTATTGAAACGGTTGAACTCCTCCTCTGAGACGTTAAAGTAATGGTAAACCTTATTGGCTTGGCCTTCCTTGTGGCTTTTCAGTTCGATCTCAAGGGTGCGCGTTGCCTTGTCGTATCCGTAACTGACGACCAATTTACTCTCTACTGGCTGCCTCTCCACGTTTCACCGCCTTTATGTATTCTGCTTCTGCTTCGCCGCGTTCCCATCCAATGCCAACGAGAGCTCGAACAAACTCTTCCTTCGTTGCTGCGGTTCGTGTCTGCGTGCCGATGCGCGCGAGAACGAATTTTTCCAGTCCATCGTATTGCATTCCGCGTTCGTCGGTTGTCAGGTCGTGATAGCTGAAGCCTGATCTTCGGCTCCTCTCGAATATGTCGAGGCGCCCGTCTATGCGGACGTGGTGCTCACTGAAGCGCAGGAAAGGAAGTCCGTGCTTCGAGAGTATCGCGTCAATGGTCTGCTGCTTCATGCTAGATGCTGTCTTCGGTATAGACTTCGATCCCGCCGATCTCGGCCTCAGACTTCGCCTTGTCTTTTGTGAAGCGAACCGCTGCTCCTATCTTCACTTCGTTGGGCATAAGGAACGCTGGATTAACCTTCCGAGCGTCAAGTACGCGGAACTTCCAGAGCACAAGACTACGCACACCTGAGACTTTGGTATTAGCTGGGTGCACCTTCACTTCCTGGACATTCGCGGCTGTGACCTCTGCATCTTTTGCTGCTTGCTGCTTCGCGCGTGCTGCGTCTTCCTCGGCCTGCTTCTGTAGCTTCTTCGCCTCGGCTGCTTTCAGTTCGCCCGCCTTGCGTGCGTCCTCGATTTCCTTCTGCCTCTTCTTGCGGTCGGCTTCGGCTTGGGCTTCGGCTGCCTTGCGCTGTTCGTCTGCCAGGCGTTGCGCGTTGATGCGGCGCTCCTCGTTGATGCGGCGCTCCTCGGCCGCCGCTTCTTCGCGTTCCTTGCGCGTCCAGTCTTCGAGTTTGCGGCTCACTACGTCATCTATCGCGTCTGCCGGCGTGATCCAGATTGCTAGACGGTCTCTTGCTCGGTCGAGCGCTGTGCGAGCATCCGAGACAAAGCCATCCAGTTTCAAATGCACATCTTTCTTGTAAGAGCGAATATCGCGCAAGAGTAATTTCCCTTTAGCGCAATCCTCCGCTGTGACGATTGAGAGACTCGCTGCTGTGGCCTTGAGCGATTCAAGGCCCTGTTGAAGCTGAACATCTTCTGGCTTTACTATTTGTGTCCCCACATTTCCTCCTGTTAGAGAACTTCTTCCTTCAACACCCAAACTTTTCGTGCGCCGCGCTTGCCGTCTTTGCAGCGCTTACCCCACCCCTGGAGTATCACGATTCCATCCGCGTCTTTCCATTTCTGGAACTCTGGCAAAGCGAGAATCTTCGCGCGGTGCTCTGCCATGCTGCCCGTTACGGTGGTTTGCACTAGCGCAATGTCTCCGTGAAGCGCTGGCTCAACTCTGCGGCACGCCAAGATGTCCCCAAACCCGAACGCATCTATCCTGCGAGGGAACTTCATGCTGCCGCGTGCTGGCAAGAACTTTTCCACGACACACGCGAGCCAGCCATTCTTTCTCAAGTGCGCGAGGCTCCTCTGGCAAGGATTCATAGCGCCATCAGCCCCGCAACAATCAGAAACGCCACTACGGCCCAAAATATCGTATAGCTCACGAAGGCAGCAACCTTCCACCAATCAGGCCGAAATGATGTTTCGCGTTCTCGCTCAAGAAACTTTCGCAGGGCTTCTTTCTCGCGTTCGTCTTGTTCTTCCAGCTCGCGCAAGCACATATCCACGTCGAAGCGTTCCATAATTCTCTCCTTTCAAAGAGTCTCTTGAGCCTGCGCTTCGCGCAATGGCCTAAAATCTTCCTCTGGGTTGAACCAGTCATCTTTCACGATATGTCCGATGGCGTGAACCTTGCTCCATTCTTTCTTCACGCGGATGGTTTTGCCTTTGAGTTGCGACCATCGCTCGACTCCAGCAATCTCCATCACGCGCCAAATGAAATGCCCAGCCAATGATTCGAGTTTGTGGTGGGTGAAAGACTTCGGAAGATAAAGCGACCAACCCCCGAACCCTTGATGGCCGCAATCGCCATAATCAAGCGTGACCCACGCAGAAAGTAATCCGTGGCCATCGTTCGTTATTTCAGCGGCTTCAATAACTGCGTTTACTGTTTCGATTTCTCCGCTCATATTTTCCTTTCCAAGAGTCCCGAGAGCGGCCGGCATCTCGGGTTGCTGCACTCTCCGGCCAGAGTCTTGCTGCGGACAGGCGGCAAGGTCTTAGGCTGCTTGTTCGATTCTCTCCCGCCCGAATACAATCTTGAGCGGGTATTGTGGGCAGTTCTCCCGGTACGCTTTGCGATTAACTTTCATTTCTTCGCGGGTGTACTCGGTGATCTCGTGCTCCCATCCTTGCCCATAGTTGAGATAGAAGCGCCAACAGTCGCGTGTCTTTCGTGTGCGCGTCATGATTGCACCGCCTTGGACAACCGCGCTTTACAGGTGAGCACAGCCCACACACAGGCGCGCCGATGGCTGGCCGCAAACTCCGCAATGTCTTTCCAGTCAAGACGGATAGCATACTCGGTGCCTGTTGCCAGCCAGTCACGGAGATGCTCATAGGCTAAGTCTAGGGCCTCTTGATACCTCAATTTACGGTTTGGGTAGAATGGGTCAGAGCGCATATCGTCTGTTTCAGCGTCCAGCATCTTGATTGCGTCCCCTTGATCTACTGCGAACTCCTTCTGTAACTTTGTTGCGTAATCTATTGAGTCCATATTCTTTCTCCTCTGTCCAGGTGCCTCGCTTCTCCGCTCGGCGCTGCGGGACCTAGGCTTCCAATTCTGTATCTATTTCTGTGCTATGGCATTGCGGACAGGTTACAGGTTCCGGTCCAATGTAGTTAAATAGTCCGCATTGCTCACAGTCCACCTTCCAAGAACGTTCACACTGCGAGCACAAGGTGAATCCGCTACGGAAGTCATACGCCATTTCTATGTCATGTATCAAGCAACGGTCCATCGGGGTTTATCCTTTCTTCGCTTGCGCGAGGTGCCGCCTTGCTTCAAAGTAATCATGCCCCCGCTCTGTTCGATCACGGCCATTATCAGCGTCCGTGCCTAGCAACAAATGAAGGGGATTCATGCAGAGCGGAGTATCGCAGGAATGTCTAACTAACTGACCTGTTGGAATCGGGCCTATTGCGAGTTCGTAAGCTACACGGTGAGCGGTGCGTACGTTTCCACGTCCTTCGATGAAAGCACCGTAACCGTTCTTGGAAACAGCGCCAATCCAAAACCAACAGGTCTTTGTCTTGAAGACTTGCCGCCAGAACCTGTCCGCTCTGTTGACTTGTGGCATTGGGAACTTTCTCCAATACGCGCATCCTAGCAAAAGGCGGAAACGTTGTCAAGCACAAAATGCTTGACACGCAAAATAGTTTCTGATACGGTGTCGCATTATGAGAAAGCTATCCAGACAAAGGGAGTGGCAGATTCGCCGAGAAGCAGAAGGAAAATGCCGCCGATGTGGAGCTAAGCGCAACCGATATAAGGCCTACTGTGATTCTTGCCGAGAGAAAGCTACTAAAGGACAAAGAAAGTGAAAGACCATTCTGAATATAAAGCTCGGCAGATCACGGCCAGAGCGATTAAACGCGGGATACTCAAGCCGGAGCCTTGCGAAGTGTGCGGGAATAAGAAGGTAATCGCGCACCATGATGATTATGAATATCCGCTCGTTGTGCGCTGGCTTTGCAGAAGAGACCATATCCGACATAAAGCGCTCACGCGCGCAAAAAGCGTGTAATTTCTGCAAAGCAGAGCGATTCCAGCGCTCAAAGCGAAGCAATTCAGTCATTCCCTTGTCCATTCCTCTGCTTTTCCTCGGCTAGTTCAGCGCAGACTCAGAATGTTTCCCTGTTCAACGCATCCATGAGAATTAAGGTAGATTACTTTTGATGTGGCGCATTTTTTCTTTCGCGCGAAAACTTTTTGCCTTTCATGGAAAAATCGGCTGCCGTTTTGCGGCCAGTGGGGTAAGTTTTGCGAGCGTGATTGGAGCGGGTCGAGGTGAGCGGATTGAGCAGAATCAAGCAAAACTCCTGCGTAGTACCACAATTAGTAGCGGCGAAAACGAGCATAATCACACACTTACAGCTAAGTGCAAGCGAATCAACGCGCGCTAGTTTACATAATGGTTCAAGTAGGACGCGCGGCAAAGCGCACACAGCGAAAGCGAATCAGCCGGCAATCGGCAAGCGAACGGCAAAGCGCAAGAAATCCTTCAAGGAACGCCGGGCCCCAGATACGAAATGCGAACCCCGGATCGAACCGGGAAGCGTAGCGTGAGCGAGACCGAGGCCCCCATCCGTTTCCTAGGCCGATTTTGGTACTAACGAGGCTGTCTTACCGCTTGCATCTGGCATACGTCTGTCATACAATCCTGCCAGACATGGAACCGACGACCACGGCCGACACCCCGGCAGCCCACCAAGTCAGCCATCCCGCGGCCTACCTCCGGCGGTATCGAGTGTGGTGGCGGACGGGCTTCATGCTACGGCACGATGGATTTTGCGGAATCCGGCGAGTATGGCTGCGCGGACCGAAGGGATCGTTCAGTACGTTCTGGTTTTGGCGCGTCGGGTTTGGATGGACGTACGTGCGGGCATGAAGTCGTCGTTCACAATGCGGGTCGAGAAGGTGGATATGGAGGTGTGGCTTCGCTCCGCGAACCTGGCAGGGTTGAGCATTTCAGAGTGGGCGAGGAGAGGGTTGAATCAGTACGCCACCCCAAAAAGCGACCGCGGGCTAAAGGTCATGGAGAGGATTTCGGCGGAGACACAGAATGCGGCTAGTGACAGTCAAGATTTGCGGGACGCTGGTTCAGATGGTGTGGCTGAACGGGGCACTGGCTCGCCTGGAGGAGCTGAGAAGCGAGTATCGCGCTCCGCTTCGCGTAAACCCCAAAACACTCTCCCCGACCGCAAGACCATGATTTGCGAGCACGCCGCCGCGCCGGGGTTCTGCAAGCATTCTTCTTGCCGGAATCACGTAAGTAAGGCTCGCCGATGAAGGACTATTCGATGAGCGTCACAATGGAGCGTGTGCCAGAGACGCTGTACCGCAAGAAGTCTTGGGTTCCCGCTTGGCTCTGGAACTGGCTGGCTTCGCCAGACCTAGTGACCCAGGTTCAATCCGCCATGCACCGCGCCAGGGAAACTTACATTGAAAAGATGAAGCAGACTTTTGAACAGGAAGGAAGACAGAGATGAAAAAGGTACTGATGTTCACTGCTCTGCTGATGGCCGGGTTTGCCGTCGCGCAGGACAAACCCAAACTCAAGCCCGAAGTGGCCCTTGAATTGCGCAACGCGCAGTGGGAGTCCGCGAAGCTCGCCATGCAGATGAAGTCGCTGGAGCAGCAGTACACTCAGTTGCAGCAGAAGGCGGCGGAGACCCAGAAGACGATTTCCGATAAAATGGCTACCGCGCTGGAGCGCAGCGGCATAGATCCAAAAAAGTACGAACTGAACGCCGACACGCTCGATGTCACGCCAAAGCCGGAGCCGAAGAAATAATGCCTGTTGAAGTGAAAGTCCCCACCATCATCCTGAAACTCACCGATGCGGAGAAGTTCAATGTCGAGTGCGACATCGAATTGGAACGGCTTGCTTTGATGCGCGTCATGCTGCTCGAAGCTATCCGCGTTGTTGACGGGTTGCTTGCCGACCAGGACGCCATCGCGTTTCAAGGGAAGATGAGCAAGCTGGAGAGAGTCGCTGCGGCGATGAGGAAAGGCCCGAAAGTTACGATGTAGTCTTGCGCTTCTTCTTAGTTGGCTCCGGTGCCTTTTTATTCAGAAAGTCACCCATACCCGTTATCATCGCTAGACGTATGGCATCTAACTTCGTAGTTAGTACGTCAATACCACGGCACACCTGAACCTGATTTGCGGCGAACACATTAATCTTGTTCTCTATCGAGTTAAGCGCCGCAAGCAACTTTCCCTGTGCCTGTGAAATGTCATCCAACTGCTTCTGCATCTTGTCGAGGGTAATCATCACTCTACCGGTAAGATTCCATTCACCGTGACGCAATAGAGTTCTCGGTCCAGAATCGGCTTTCCGTTGCTGTCGTTCTCAATCGGGATGTTGTTCTCACCTAATAGGTTCTTCACCGTGCGCCCAAGAAGGTACATCACTTCACAACTGTAGAGTTCGGAAGTTTTCATTTTGGTTTCTTGTACCCGTAAGGTCTCCCGTACTTAGCTTCGTGCGCCGCTTTGATGTTGTTCTGCACCGCTTTGCGCTTCTTCGCTGAACGCGACTTTCCGAGGGCACGCATTTTCTCTGATAGTGCTTGCCGTTCCTGCTCGGTCATTTCCATGCGCGACATCATACTCGTTACTAGCCGTTAGTACAAGAGGGATTGACAGTTCCGCGATTCAAAGCCTAAGATGCCTCCGTGCAACTCCCCACAGCACGCGAAATACGCTCTCGGCTGAAGAGCGAAATTCGGGCCGAGAAGCAAGCCGCCTACGAACGCCGCTACGAAGCACGCCGATTGCTCTTTGGCACCGCCGCCGGGAAGATGAAGAACCTCACCACGAAGCAGCAACACTTCGTTCGCTCCGTAATCAAGGAATCCTACAACGCCTATCTGCTCGAACTCGTTACCGGGAAGACTCGCTGGCGAGATAAGGGAGCGAAGTGGAAAAAGCCGCTCAACCCCAATCGGGGCCACACCTTGAGATTGACCGAGTACAGAATCATCTGGTGGAAAGGAAACTTGGCGACCTATCGGCGGAAGGATGTGCCGAAAATGATGAAGCAACGCTTCTACGAGATGAAGAATGGCACAAATTCCTGAGTGCGTAAACTTCGTTAAGAAAGGTGGCTGCTGGAAATCCGATGTCATCCTTGAACGCGAAACTCCTGAAGCGTGGAGTTTCCGGTGTCGAACCTGCCGTTTGTTATTCGTAGTTTCCAAAGACGGTGTGCGAGATAAATCACAATTCGAGTTGGCCGCGAAGCGCAAGAAGGAAATGGAAGAGGCTTACGAAGCTCGCATGAGAAAGAAGAAATACTTTGTCGCCTAAAAAACCATCGTCCGCTGAAGCTGCCGCTCGACAGCGCACGCTAAAGGGAAATCAAGAATTGGCTGCTGCCTTCGACATTACCGATGGCGCTCCGCGTGAACTTGTCCGAGTGGATTCGCTCCCCGACCCGCCGGAAACTGTTCTGCCAGCCGCTCCAGCGCGAGAGACTCCAGTGAACATTGACGAAGCGGTTGCAAATATCTTCAGAGAGGAAGCTGATGAAATCGGAGTGCGCCTCAAACGATTCGGGATAGTGTTCGATACTCGGATGCAGCAGGAGATGGTGGATCACGGCATGGCCTTGCTCACTGGCCTGGTCGGAGGAGGAGCCATTGGCAGACGGAGGTAATCACGTTCTCGTTCCGCGCGTATCGCAGTGCACTGAAATTGGATGCCAGTATCACCGTAAGGAATCCCGCTACCAAGTGAGGTACTTCGAGCGCGAGAGGCTGGTTATCGTGAAGTGCCTGGAGTGCAAACCCCCAATGGAGATTCTGCGGTTCAAAGTGTCAAGAGGAGGACTGTAAAATGCCAACGGGAGTGTATGAGCGCACGACTTACGCAGGAAAGCCCGTGAAGCGCCACATCTCGAAAGTACGCACGGAAGCTATCCTCGCCCGGTGGGATAGCGTGAAACGGGAAGTCGAAGAGTGGCTGAAACCTTTCCGCGAACTACCCATCGAGCGAGCTATGTTCTACCTCGAAGACCTCAGAAAGATTTGTGAGCAGGCGGGGCACATCATGAATGAGCGTATATCCGGTGATAAGGCACGGATGAAATGCTCCGGCCCTCGCTGCGGTAAATTGCTCGACGGTCTGAATCCTAATGGAAGACCGAAGTGGATTAAGAAAATGGACT